GTCGACGACGAAGGGACCGACTAGTTCGAACGCCACGTCCGGATCGAAGCGGTCTCCGATGATCATCTGCGAAAGGTTCAACGCGAGCCCCGGCCTGGCCCACGGACCCCAGTCGATTCCGCCTTGGTGGTGGAAGCTGGCGACGCGCTCCCGCTTCTCGCCGTGCTCGTCAATGTAGTAAGTGTACCGCCTGAACTCGAAGGTGACTTCAGGCCCTTCGGCGCCGCTTCCCGCGCGGATCATCTCGTAGACCACCAGATCAGCGACCGGGTCACTGGAAATGACCGGGTGGCGGCTCCTGCTGCAGGAGGTGAGTAGGCAAACGGCGGCCAGAGAGAGGTAGAAGGCGGCGATCCGCCAGGTTTTCTTGATTGCGTGCATGATAGCTCTATCGGCGTTCGGAGCGCTCCGACTGAAGGGGTGATTCGAAAGAAGAGGTCTCAGGGCCTTCTTCTCTCCTTATCTAGATTTTGCTCGGCGGCCTTGATCGTCGGGTAGACACCCCTGCGAGGGCGGCCGTCGACGTAGATCTTGAACCAGATTGATCCATTGCGGACTACAGGGAGAATTTCTGACAGAGGTTTCATGTCTTCTTCTTCGGCTCGTCGCTCGAGGGACTGGAGACCCTATTCTCTATTTCCGCGAGCGTTCGCAGGATGAGGGCGACGGTCTTCGGACTCGGAGGCCGGACGCCGGCGATCTTCGCGAGGTTGGTCCAGTCTTCGACGGCGGCTCGCTTCATGTCTCGAAGCTCGATGCTTGCGGAGTCGAGGGCGACGAGGAGGTAGCAGATCTTCCTCCACCTCATCGCGAGCTCGACGCTCATCCTGTCGTTGCCCCTCAGCTCGTCGGCGTCGAGTTCGCCCGGGAGTGCTACTACGAGGTCCGTGTTATTGCACTGGGAGCAGGCTCGCAGGAGTTCGGGCTTCGCCCAGAGGCGGAGCTGGCGGCACTTCTGGCACCAGTACTCGCGAATGAACTCGTCCGAGTTCGGGATCAGGAAAATTTCTTCCATGGTCAAGTCTACCTCTCAATTTGAACGACGACGGCTTCGCGGGATCAGGAGCAGGAGGCCGATCGCACCGACGATAAAAGGATCAGGAAAATTTCTTCCATGGTCAAGTCTACCTCTCAATTTGAACGACGACGGCCTCGCGGGATCAGGAGCAGGAGGCCGATCACACCGACGATAAAAAGACCGATGAGCAGAGTTCTAATAATCACGTATGCCGCCATGCGGGCTCTCCTGTTAGAAAAAGCGAGGCCGACCGGCGGGGACCGACGGCCTCTTTAGAGGGGGTTCGTGTCGCGTAGAAAAATGGCCGGCCGCGGATCGCTCTCGCCAAAGATGGCCTTCCCGCCACTAACCGACGGGTCACCACACCCGTCGCACCTCGTTCGGGAAGGCGTCGACCCACGTCCGGCCTAGTGCTTCATTGTCGGAAGACGACGGCCTCGATTCGGATGCTGTGGTGAATCGCCGCGGCGAAGTCGGCGAGCTTCTCGTCGCTGAGCTTACCGTGCGTGATCGCGTCCCTGTCCGACCTCGTTACCGTGATCGTAGGACGAGGACGAGGACGAGGACGATGACGGGGAGGGCCGATCCAGATAGGATTCCGCCTTCCTATGCCGAGTAGTTTCTTGAGTATTCCCACGGAGGGTTCTTCGACCGCTCGGCCGCGAAACTGTAGGAGTGCTTCTCTAGAAATGAGCGACGGCGTCCAGTCTACGGAAACCGAGAAGCTCGAGGTCGTCCTCAACTTTCTCCTGATCGAGGTCGAGCGCTACGTCGACCGGCCGGGATGCAACGCTCAGTCGAGAGCTACTGCCGCGCAGAGACTTCAGTGGGCCGGCCAGGAGGCGAGGCGAAGGCTTGAAGCTACGAAGTCGTAGGGGCTACACGAATCCGAGCACGGTTCGCGCCGTCGAGGCGTCGACTCACGAGCCGAGCCAGGCGGAGATAAAGGAGTACGGCGTTCGTCTCCGTGAAGCTCGCGTCGAGGCGGCGAAGGCTCCGGTCGAGCGATACGTCGACGGGAAGCGCGTGGCGTGGATGCCGCTGAAGGGGTCGCAGACTGCGTTCATGTCGTGCCCGTTCGTCGAGGTGCTCAACCACGGTACGCGCGGCGCGGCGAAGACCGACGGGATGATCATGTCCTACGCCCAGCACGTCGACAAGGGACACGGTCACGCGTGGCGCGGTGTGATCTTTAGGCAGACCTACCCGCAACTCGCGGACGTTCAGGCGAAGACCGAGAAGTGGTTCTCGCAGATCTTCCCGCAGGCGAAGTTCAATCGCTCGAAGATGATGTGGGAGTGGCCGACCGGCGAGGCGCTCCTCCTTCGCCACATGGCGCGGCCGGAGGACTGCGAGAACTACCAGGGACACGAGTACCCGTTCATCGGCTGGGAGGAGCTGACGAACTGGAGGGACGACGAGTGCTTCCGCAAGATGTTCGCGTGCTGTCGTTCGTCGAAGCAGGGAGTGCCGCGCATGATCCGCGCGACGACGAACCCGTACGGCGTCGGTCACGGCTGGGTTCAGGATCGCTACAAGCTGCACGGCGACTGGTGGCGAACGCGCACGATCACCGACGCGGTCGACGACAGCGGAAGGAAGGAACCCATCCGATGCGCGATTCATAGCCACGTCGACGAGAATACGGTCCTTCTCGAGGCCGACCCGAACTACAAGGACAACCTGGCCGCGGCGGCGACGAGTCCGGAGCAGGCGAAGGCGTGGTTCGACGGTGACTGGGACATTCCCGTCGGCGGCATGTTCTCCGCGGTCTGGAAGTCGGAGTTCAACGTGATGGAGCGATTCGAGGTTCCCATCGGCTGGCGCGTCGACCGGTCGTTCGACTGGGGATCGACGAAGCCCTTCGCCGTCGGGTGGTGGGCGAGGTCGGACGGGTCGGATCTCCTGATGCGCGACGGGTCCTGGCGCTCGACGGTTCCCGGCGATCTCTTCCGGGTCAAGGAGTGGTACGGCTGCTCGGGTAAGCCGAACCAGGGCGTCGAGATGCTCGCGACGGAGATCTCTCAGGGGATTATCGAGCGCGAGATCCTCTGGGGCTGGAGGAGGGGAGATCGCTGTATAGTCCAGCCCGGTCCGGCTGACTCGTCGATCTTTACCGTGGAGAGCGGCCACTGCATCGGCTCGGACATGGCGAAGCCGGTTCGGTTCGACGGGTCGATTTATCGCGGTATCTCCTGGGCCCACGCCGACAAGCGGCCGGGTTCTCGCGTCCAGGGGTGGGAGCTCATGCGAAAGATGATGAAGGCGGCTCACAGGATCGACGGACTACCGCGTGAGGCGCCCGGGCTCTTCGTGGTAGGATCGGAGTGTCCGGACTTCCTCCGGACCGTGCTGAGCCTTCCGCGAGACGAGAAGAACCTTGAGGATGTGGACACCGACGCCGAGGATCACATCGCCGACGAGACCCGGTATCGGATCAGGTCTGAGGGCTTCCGAGTTCGTTCAGGAACTACATCCGGGATGTGGTAGATGAGCATCAGTACTCCCCATCCGCTCTACTCGAAGTGCCTGAAGGACTGGCGCCAGATGCGCGTGACCTACGAGGGGGAGCGGGAGGTCAAGAACGCGGGCTTCGAGTACCTCCCGGCGACCGACGGGATGATCAAGGACGGGGCGCTCACGCTGAACGCCAGCTCGGGCGGTTGGCTCGCGTACTGCGCGTACAAGACTCGATCGGTATTCCCCGACCTGGTGCGTCAGGCCGTCGCCGGGCTCCTCGGCGTGATGCACAACAAGGATGCGACGATCGAGCTCCCCTCTCAGATGGAGCACCTAATCGAGAGCGCGACGCTGGAGGGAGAGTCTCTCCAGATGCTCCTCCAGAAGATGACCGAGCTTCAGCTCGTCGCGGGCCGGCTCGGCCTCCTGCTCGACGTTCAGGACGTCGGAGCGAGCAAGGGTGACTTCTACGTCTCCCTCTACGAGGCGGAGACCATCATCAACTGGGACGACGGACAGCGCGAGGAGATCGAGAGGTCGAACCTGAACCTCGTCGTCCTCGACGAGTCGAGCGCGGAGCGCGGCGGCGAGGAGGCGGGCGCCGACCCGTTCACCTGGCGCGACGTCGAGAAGTATCGAGTCCTCGTCCTCGGCGATCCTCTGGAGAACGAGCCGGAGGGTGAGGGGATCTATCGTCAGGCCGTCTTCGAGAAGGATCAGAGCTTCGATCCGTCGAAGCTCGAGGAGCCCCGAACGGGCCGAGGCACGTCGAACGAGGTCCCGTTCGTCTTCGTGAACTCGAAAGACGCGCTGGCGACTCCGGATCGACCGCCGCTTCTCGGTCTATCGAACATCTCGCTCACGATCTACCGCGGCGAGGCCGACTATCGCCAGAGTCTCTTCATGACGGGTCAGGACACGCTCGTCGTGATCGGCGACGTCGACGACAAGCCGAATCGGAGGGTCGGCGCTCACGCGGAGATCGCTCTGCCCATCGGTGGCGACGCGAGGTACATCGGCGTCAACTCCGCCGGTATACCGGAGCAGCGTCAGTCGTTGGAGAACGATCGGACCGAGGCTCGCTCGATGACGAGCGATCCGATGGAGTCGACCTCGCGCGACGCCGAATCCGGCGAGGCGTTGAAGATTCGAGTCTCAGCTCGGACCGCCACGCTGAACCACGTCGCGAAGGCCTCCGCCCACGCTCTGGAGAAGCTCCTGAGGATCGGGGCTCGATGGATGGGAGCCGACCCGGAAGCGGTCGCTGTCGAGCCGAACCTCGACTTCGTCGACGACACGATGAGCGGCCAGGAGCTCACTCAGCTTCAGGGCGCGAAGACCATGGGCGCTCCGCTCTCGTCGCGTACGATTCACGGCAACATGCAGAAGAAGGGCGTGACCGAGATGACCTTCGAGGAGGAGATCGCCCAACTCGCCGAGGAGCGCGAGAACGAGGACCTCAATCCGCCGCCGCCGAGTATGGATCCGGAGGGTCCGGAGGAGGACGAGGACGAGGAGGAGGAGGAGGTCGAGGCGGAGAAGGAGCCGGTCGGGGCGAGTAGGTGACGAACCGTCGGAGCTATCCGAGATTTACTGGCCCTCAGCGCGAGCAGCCTCCGGGCACGTGGATTCGCTACGACGTCGACGGTGATGGTTTCGTCATCGTCACGTTCAAGTGTCCACAGTGCGGTCAGGGTGGAACCCTTCAGCGTCCGCCCACTGATGAAGACCATCCAAGTCACGACATCTCCGACGACGGAGTCGTCACGCCGTCAGTGGTGTGCCCGTTCACGGATACGTGCTCATTCCACGAGCACGTCATTCTCGAAGGTTGGGAGCCACCTAAGTGACCGCGAATGAGGATCTCCTCGACGCGTTCGTCCGGCGTCAGATCAACCTCCTCCGCGTCTCTCGGGGGCTTCGGAACGAGGCTTTCGAGGTCCTCGACGGGACCGAGCGCGACCTCCGTCGAGCGATTCGCGACCGGCTCGGCAGCGGAAGGGTCGGGCTCAAGAGTGCCGGCCAAGTCCTGCGCCTGAGGGCGCTGCTCGACGAGGTTCGTGAGATCCGAGCCGGAGCGTGGCGCGAGGTGGGGCGAATCATGCGGAAGGGCGTGGGCGACGTCTCGGTCGCCGAGGCGCGGTTCGTCGAGGCCGCCGCTCGGACGGTCTCGCCGGCGCAGCTTCAGACGATCCTGCCGGCGGCGAAGGACCTACGGCGCGCGGCGCTGAAGGACCCCTTCCTCGGTCGAACGCTCGGCGAGTGGATCGCCGCGACGCGGAACGGCGACGCGCGGGCGATCGCCGATCAGATTACGATCGGCGTGACCCAGGGCGAGGCGCCGCGAGAGGTCGCCGCTCGGGTGGTGGGAACGAGGGCGACCGGCGGCGCCGGCGGCGCGACGGCGAGGACGCGGCGCCAGATGGAGACCCTGGCGGTCACCGCGTCGAACCACGCCGCGTCCCGCGGCCGCGACATCTTCATCGCGACGAACGACGATCTCTTCGAGGTCCTCCTCTTCATCGCGACGCTCGATTCGCGGACCACGGCGATTTGCGTCGAAGGATCGACTCAGGTTCGTCCGATCGGTCTAGTCGAGAAGCTTTATCGGCGTCGATATCGCGGCGACGTAATCATCGTCACAACAGCCAGTGGAAAGGAGTTGATCGGGACACCGAATCACCCGGTACTGACGTCGGATGGTTGGTTGTCCCTTGAGGAAGTCGAGCCAGGAAAGCAGATCCTCTATTCCGTAGGTCTCGATAGTTCTGCGATCGAAGGCGTTCAAGACGTAGACGTGCCACCCAGCATTGCCGAGCTCTTTGATGCGGCGAACGATCCAGCCTTCTCGCACGTACTTCGAGAATGTCCCTCGGCAGCAGACTTCCACGGCGACGGAGTGGGAACGGATGGCGAAGTCGACGTTCTGGTAGCCAAATGCCCACTGCGCCTTACCGCGTACCTTCGCGGCACGGAGAAGTCTGAGGACAACCTTCTCCGTCTCGTTCAGGATTCCTCGAGTCTCCCTGGTCTTTGCGGCTCTGAGCTTCTGAGAATGGCTAGGAGACCAGTTAGTAAGACCTCGGAGAGGCACTCTATTTCTCTTGAGCACGGCGTAGACGCAGGACTTACTTCGTCCTGTAAGGCGAATGATTTCGGAAGGCCTGGTGCCTTCGCAGAACATGCGAACGATGCATCGTCGATCCTCGCCAATCATGTCGTCGACGACGCCGCGCTCCCGATGTGGCATGACGCCAGCCTTCTTCAGAAGACTCGTGACAGTGGTCGTGGTCGTTTCGTGATCGATAGCGATCGACCTGGCGGATTTCCCTGCTCGGTAGTCGGCGATGATGTCGTGAGCGTGCGGAGAGAGTTTCGATCGACCCATGTCTATAACCTAGAGACCTGTCGAGGAGTCTACATTGCCAATGGTCTCCTGGTCCATAATTGCCGGTCGCTGGACGGCGAGACCTTCGAGCTCGACGACGAGAAGCGCCCGGTCCTGCCCCTCCACCACCGGGAGCGGTCGCTGATCCTCCCTACGCTCGACCCGGAGCCGATGGGGACTCGCCCGGCGCGGAACTTCACTCAGAAGCAGCTCCTCCGCGAGTTCGCCGCCGAGAACGGCTTCGACGCTCCGACGAGCCGGGCGAAGCTCCCTCGCGGGACGAAGGGCGCGTTCGATGCGTTCGCCAGGAAGAGGATGAGGGAGCTGACCGGCCAGGTCCCCGCGAAGACGACCTACTCGGAGTTCCTGAAGCGTCAGAGTGCGGCGAATCAGGACGACATCCTGGGGAAGACGAAGGGCAGGCTATTCCGTCGCGGTGACCTGACGCTCGACAAGTTCGTCGACGAGTCGGGCCGCGAGCTCCGGCTCGACGAGCTCGCGAAGCTCGAACCCGACTCCTTCCGCCGCGCGGGCTTGGATCCAGAGGACTTCTTCGACTAGGATCGAACGGAAACCAAGATTTCAAGGAGACGCGAATAGATGCCAGTTCTGGAGGCCAAGTACGACAGCGAAGACGACGTTCCCGAGGACTACAAGGCCCTATTCACCGAGAAGGACGGGGCTTGGGAGCTGACGGAGGTCGGCGGCATCCGGACTCAGGCCGACGTCGATCGGGTCCAGGAGAGCCTGAGGAAGGAGAAGAGTGACAGGAAGAAGGCGAAGAGTGACCTGAAGTCCTGGACCACGCTCGGTGAGCTCTCCGACGTTCAGGAGAAGCTCGATCGATTCCCCGAGCTCGAGGCCGCGGCGGGAGACAAGCTCGACGAGGATAAGATCGAGGGCATCGTCACGAAGCGGGTAGAGGCGAGGATCGCCGGCAAGCTCACGCCCGTTCAGCGTCAGCTCGACGAGGTCACGGAGGAGCGTGATATTCTCCTGGCGACGAATGACGGCCTGGTCAAGGAGAAGAAGTCGCGAAAGATCGGCGACGAGTTCACGAAGGCCTTCGAGGGCGCGAAGGCACTCAAGGAGGCCAGGCCCGACGCTCTCCTCTTGGCGAATTCGATCTTCGAGGTTCGCGACGACGACGAGGCGGTAGTCACGAAGGAGGGACTCGCCGACTTCAAGCCGGGTCTCTCGCCGAAGCAGCTCATGCTGGACATCGAGAAGCAGCAGCTCCGCCCACTCTGGTGGGGGGAACCCCGCGGCGCCGGATCTCAGGGGTCAAGAGGAGTGAGTGGTCGAAGAGGTTCAAACCCGTTCTCGCACGAGGATTGGAACGTCACGAAGCAGGGTCAGGTCATCCAGACTGAGGGTCGGGACGTGGCCGGCCAGATGGCGAAGGCGGCGGGCACGACGGTCGGCGGTCGTCGCCCGTCTGCGAAGAAGTAGCTTTCGGGCCTTGCACTCCCCGTGTCATCGGACGTAGGGTATAGCGCGCAGAGCAGCGCATGGGCGTTGTGACGCTCCCGCCAGACCCGGCGATCGGGGCTCGGTCCTCATGGGAGGGCGCCGAGAGTTTTCGTCGGACGGTTATCGGCCATGGGGTTCGACTTCCGGATTGAACTGGAATCCAGGAACTCCCCGGGAGATCACTCCAAATGTCCGACGCCCTACTGACCACGAACGTCGCGGACCTCGTCGTTCCCGAAGTCTTCACGCCCTACGTCCAGCAGCTCACCGAGGACAAGACTCGCCTGATTCAGGCGGGGGCGCTCCAGAGATCCCCCTTCATCGACGGCCTGCTCGCTGGTGGTGGGCTTACCTTCAACGTGCCGAGCTGGCGTGATCTCGACAACGACGCCGAGAACACGTCGACGGACTCGACGGCGGACCACTTCAAGCAAACCATGTCGGGAGACGCGGTCGAGGTCCTCGCGGCGACGTTCACCGAGCAGCTCGACGACGCTCGTCCGCTGGCGATCGACACGGACACCGAGATCGCGGTTCGTCTGAACCGCAATCAGGTCTGGGGCACCTCGGACCTCGCCGGCCAGCTCGCCGGGGACGATCCCGCGGACGCGATCGCCGGTCGCGTGTCGAACTACTGGGCGCGCAGACTTCAGGCCGCGGTCATCGCCACGATGCAGGGTGTATCGAAGGACAACGGGGTCAACGATGCCGGCGACTACGCGAACGACATCTCCGGCGGCGCCTACGTCGCCGGCGTGACGGACTTCAGCGCGGAGGCGTTCCTCGACGCCGCGGTCACGATGGGAGACTCCCAGGAAGATCTCGGGATCGCCATGTTCCACTCGACGGTCTACAACCGAGCGCAGAAGAACAACCTAATCGACTTCATTCCGGACGCTCGCGGCGAGGTCATGATCGCGACGTTCCTCGGTCGGCGAGTCGTCGTGGACGACAACATGCCGAGCGGAACAAACGTCGTCCTCGGCGCCGGCACCGCGGGAGCGGCCGGCATGTTCGAGACCTGGCTCTTCGGACCGGGCGCCATTCAGCTCGGCGTCGGCACGCCGAAGGTCGCGACCGAGATCACGCGGGAGCCCCAGGCGGGCAACGGCGGCGGTCAGGAGGTCCTCTACTCGCGCGTCGAGTGGTCGATCCACCCGATCGGTCACGCCTACACGGGAACGGCTCCGAACGGCGGTCCGACGAACGCGGCGACGACGAACAACATCAACATCGCGACGAGCTGGAACCGGGTCTACCCGGAGCGCAAGCAGGTGAAGTTTGCTCGACTGATCACGCGAGAATCTTAGCGCGCGCGAGCTGAGTTCCCCCTCTCAGAAGAACCACGGAGTAGTCATGACGACGAAGGCACTGTTCATCACCGCCATGGGCGGTGCGAAGATCCCTACCGGTCTCCCGAAGGAGTTCGTGAGATCGTCCGGGAACATCCTGACCGCGACGGCGCACGGTCTTCAGACCGGCGCCGGACCGTTCCGGGTCATGACGACCAACGCCGACGCGCCGTCCGGGCTCGTCGTCGCGGTCAGGTCTAGCCTGGCCTACACGCCGGCGACCGACATCGAGGACGAGACGGTGACGGTGGCCGGCAAGGTCTACACTTGGAAGAACGCTCCGAGTGCTGACGGCGAGGTCGACGTCAACGCGGCCGACGCGACGGCGGCCGAGAACCTCGCCGCGGCGATCAACCTCGGAGCCGGCGCCGCGTCGGCGTACGGCGTCTCGATGACCGGTAATCCGACGGTGTACGCCGTCGCTGCCGGCGACGTCTGCACGGTCTACGCGGAGACGCTCGACTCGGCGATCGGCGACGCGATCGCGGTCGCCGAGGCCGCGGCCGGGTCCTGGGCCGGCGGCGGGACCGTCCTGGCGAACGGCGCGACGGGGACCGACTACTACGTGATCGGCCTGTCGGCCAACACGTTCTCGCTGGCGACCACGAAGGCGAACGCGATCGCCGGCACGGCGGTAGCGCTGGCCGACGCGGGGACCGGCGTTCATCAACTCATCCAGACCGTCGAGTGTCTCGCGGAGTCCCTGGAAGACGTCGTAGTCAACCTACTCACCGCAACGGGAACTAGGGTAATCGCGGCGGATCAGAATATCGCCTCGTTCTGGCAGACCGCCATCGACGGCGTAGTTCACTAACAGGAGTCGAGAATCATGAAGGGTCTACCGAGATCACTGAGCCGCGGCCGCGGAGCTGGGGCGTCGAACGTCGTCAAGAAGGTCACCATTCCATTCACCAAGTCGATCGAGATCGACGGGGCCACCGGCGTCGGTTGGGGCACCGTAATAATCGGTGACTTTCCCGAGGGGAACATCAGCTTCATGGACGCGACGTGCTACCTGACCGTCACCGGACCGACGTCGGCCAACCTCTCCGATACTTGGGCGGGCGACTACGGCATCGGCACGACGCCGGCGAGCGATGGAACGATCACCGCGGGCGACGTCGACATCATCGTCTCGACCGCGCTGGCCGCGGCTACCGCGGAGGTATCGCCGCGCACTCGCGCGGTCGGCGGCGCGGGAGCGCTGTTCGACAACACCGACGGATCCCTGGAGCTGAACCTGAACGTCCTGGTCGACGACGCGGACATCTCGGCGGACGACCTCATCTGCACGGCAGAGGGCGTCCTCTCGCTCGCATACGTCGTCCTGGGCGACGACTAGAATCTGGTTGGGTCCACGGCTCTCCGCCGCAAACCTCCCTCGGCGGGGAGCTAACATCTCAGAGGGAGAGGAGTAGAAGCTACGACATGAACATCATTCAGGCACTTCGCCAGCTCGACCCGGACAACGACGGTCACTGGACGGACGACGGCGTTCCACTAGTCAACGTGGTCTCCGAGATCTTAGGCAAGAGGGTCTCCCGACAGGAGATCACCAACGCGGACTCAACGTACACCCGCGAGAGCGCGGTGGAGATCCTGTCCTCCGATCAACCCGCGACGATCGCCTTGCCTCCCGAGGAGACGGTCAATCAGGAACTCGACGACGACGAGGGTAAAGAGGAGGTCGTCACCGAGACGGAAGACCTCGCCAGCGAGACGGCGGAGGTAGCCGAGGAGGCGGACGTCAGGGTCATCGATACGATCCCCATCGGCGACGTCCTGAAGGACGCGGGTCTCTGTGAGATTGCCCTGCGTGAGCTCGAGGTCGAGCATCGAGACTCGACGGCCAAGCTGGACCTTCTCCAGGCTCGAATCGACATGGCCGCTCAGCACATCCAGACCCTGAGTCGCAAGCTCGAGAAGATGCCGAAGCCGAAGGGGGACGGGAGCGATTTGAAGCGCTACCAGAGGGTCCAGCAGGAGACGCGCGAGCGCCGCGCCGCGGCTGCGAGGAAGTTCATCGAGGGCGGCACGACGCCGAAGGACGTGCTCGAGGAGCTCGACGGTAAGTCGAAGCTCGATCGCGCGATGAGCCAGCGGCGACCGGCCCTCGGAGCGGGTCGGAAGGTTCGCCCCCAGCTTCCCACGGCGGGATAACCGGTGGCGGCTCGGCGACGAGCTGTCCCCTGGCGACCGCTTGGCGACCGCGCGGCGGCGCGGCTTCGGATAAGTCGTCGCCAGGCGATCATCATCAATAACCGCAGACGACAGGCGGCGCGTCGCGGCTTCCCCGATCTCTTCCAGACTCATGAGGTAGCGATCGGTGGATCGTTCGCGGCCGCGTCCTTCAACGCGACGGATCCGATCACGTTCAAGTTCCGAGTGAATCGAACGTCGGACACCGTGAGCGGCGACCTGATCGATTGGGATCAGGGTGAGATCGGATTCGCGACCGGTGAGCTGAAGGTGACCGTCATGGGCAGCACGTTCACCGGCGTATTCATGGGTGCTCCGATAGCTGACGCCGAGGTGGAAGTAGCCTGGCACCCGGGGTCAGGCGAAACGTACGCTCGGGTCGACGGCGTCGTGATCATTAGCGGGACGGCGATCACTCCGGGAGCGTGGATCACGAGCGGCAGCCTCGCTTACGACAGCATCGTCGGAGCGACGGTTCTCTCGCCCCTAGAGATCTACGAGGACTCGCTTCCGGGATGGTTCGGCATGCCGGCTGCGATACTAGGCATGAACCTGATCACGGAGGCCGGTGACAACCTCGTCACTGAACTCGGCGAGCAACTGATAACGGAATAGAAATCATGGTAGACGTCAAGTTCAGTGCTCTTCCGGCTGCCCCGCAGGCCTTGGCCGACGCGGACATCGTTGCGATCGTGCAGAGCGTCGCGGCCGTTCCGACGTCGGTGAGATCGACGCTCAGTGCGGAGCGAACGTACCACAATACGGTCGTTGCGAATCGGGCATGGGGTGGCTTTGACTTGACGGGTCTTGGCGACGTCAAGTCGACGAACGCGAACGGGTTTCAACTGACTAACGCAGCCAGCTCGGCGACGGTTCCAACGGTCCTGTACGACCGTGCCGCGACAACCTCCGGCTTGGGCGGCACCGGCACCGCGCTCTCGCTTATCACCGCGGGCGTCGAGGCGCTGACGGTCGACGCGTCTCAGAACGTCACAATCCCTACGGGCGACCTGACGGTGACCGCGGGGGATATCGTCACCACCGATGGTGATATCACGATCAACAGCGTTGCGGGCACGGCAGACATCTTCTTCACCTCGAACGCTGGTGCAAACACCGGATCATTCCAGTTCGACGGCAGTGGGAACATGATCTTCCGGCAGGCTCAGGCGACAATGTACTTCGACTATCACGGAGATTGCAATTTCCGTGACGCCAACGCGGGGTTCAAGACGGTCGGGTCCTTCGGTGCGAACCGGATGAATCTCGGCACCGACGGGGACATCGACACCAATATCTACATTTACTCCGATACTGTCGGGAAGTACGTGCGGATCCTCTCCGGTGGTTCTGAGTCGCAACTTCGCGCGGAGGGTGCGCAAGGCTGGGCGCTCTACACGAACAGCGTGGCGGCGCTGACGATCAGCAGCGCGCAAGACGTGACCATCGATGCGGGCGACCTGACGGTGACCGCGGGGGGCGTCATTGCCGGTAACGCTGACGGATTCCAACTTCTCGCTGGGGCGGCGGGTGGAACCACGCCCACGCTGATCCCGCGTCGTTCTGTTCCGACATACGGCATCGGCGGGACTGCGACAATGCTAACGATCGTCGCGGGTGGTGCCGAGGTCGTGAGGTTCACAAGTGGCCTAACAAACCACTGGCAGGATCTTGCCGTTGGCAGCTCCAAGTTGTTCGTCGACTACTCGACCACCCGAGTGGGGATCAACACGAATACACCCGACACGGCACTGCACGTCAATAGCTCAACCGGAGCCAAATTCTCGACGTCTGCGACTGACGGCTTTACGTTCAACCAGCTCAGCGCCAAGATATGGGGATGGAGCGCGCTAGCGGCTGCCCATGTCTGGCTGCTGCAAAACACACAACTAGTTGTGAACGCGGCAGCGGCAGCGGGCTCCGACTTCCTCGAAGTGACCGGCGGCGCATCCATCCTGACGGGCGACCTGACGGTGACCGCGGGGAAGGCAACGATCGGCGCGACCGCGGAGATTGCGGCTGGCACAGCATCAGCCACGGTACCGGTATTCCTCCCCCAATCCGGCGCGACGACCACTGGAATCGGCGGCACTTCCGGGGAAGTTTCGATTATTGTGGGTGGGATTGAAAGAATTGAAGTCGATGCCACAGGCACTATCAGGATCAATCCGCCGGTAGGTCTAGCTAACAAGCTACTCTTCAAGAGTAATTCAGGGGCAAACCAGGGTAGTTTCGAACTTGATAATAGCGGAAACATGGTCCTTCGACAGGATCAGGGATCCATGTTCGTGGACTACCACGGGGATCTGTATTGGCGGGATACAAACGCTGGATCAGCGCAAACGCTTCGGTGCCAAGCGGGCAAAGTGAGTATCAAGCCGGCTGGCACGGCGCCTATCGCAACATCGGTTCTCCAACTTCATGGCGCCGCGGCAACGGCTGCACCAGTTCTATTGATCGAACAACTCGACGACGATGACGCTTTCGTCAACTACGTAGGCACAACCGCCGCGTCGGCGGCGAAGTCCATTTCCTCATGGACAGCCGGTAACTCGATCCAGGGATTCACCCGCGACGAAGTCAATGGCGCCGTCGTATGGAGGCCGTACTACGATGCTCCGACTAGTTAGCCTGTTCCTTCTCGCCTCCCTGCTCCCCGCGCAGACGATCGACCCGATCTTCGACCCGTTCGTCGAGGGCGAGACCGTCTACGTGCTGACGGCCACGGGAACGCCGGGCGAGGTGCTGGCGTTGAACTACGAGGACGACGCCGGCAACGCGCGCGCGTACCGGGCGACCGTCGGCCCTTTCGGAACCGCGATGTTCTACGAAGTCCTACCATTCATCGGCGCGTCGTCGTGCGAGCTGAAGCTCCGCGACGCGAACGGCGACCTGCTCGACTGGGTGCCGATGAAGATCAATCCACCACCTTTTCCCGTGAAATGAAGAGCCTGCTTGCGATCCTCCTGCTCGCTTCTCCCGTCTGGGCACAAGCCTGGACTCGCGACGCCGACACCGATCGGAATTTCGTAGGCGCGTGCGCGTGGTGCGATACCAGCGCTACTCCTAACGTGGTGTATGTATTCGGTGGATCCGGCGAGGGGCATCCGCAGCAGAGTAAGCAACGAAACTTTAGTCAGAAGGTCGCGGTGTACGCCAGGCGTGCCGGCAAGTGGTCGTGGCAGGATCACCCCACGTTGACGTCCCCGAACCTGACGCCGTCGCTGAGGTTCTGGGCGGAGGGTAGGGCCGAGTACCTCGCCGCGCACGGGACCGCCGTCTGCGTCTCCGGCGACTTCTACGACGGCGTGCTCTCCTCGACGACGAAGACTCGAGTGTGGACGTTTCGGAACGGCGCGTTCTCGCGGCCCAAGGTGACGGGCGAGGCGCCGAGCGATCGGTACTACTTCGCCAGCGCCACCGACGGGAGTCGGTTCTTCCTGTTCGGCGGCGTGCTGCCGTCGATCTCCACGAAGGACCCGACCCTCTACATTCTATCCCGCGTCAAGCTGGGCGAGTGGAGGTGGACGCGCCACGCGCCCGCGGGCACGAGTCCCGGGTCGCTCTACCTGCCGAAGATGGTTCACGACGGATCCACGCTCTGGCTGTTC